CGGGGCAGGGTGAGCATGGAGGCGCCCTGCCCGCCCAGCCGGCCCGTGGTGGACGTGGAGAGCTTGTAGCCGGGGCGCACGATGCCATGCGCGTCAGCCTGTAGCCGGTAGCCGTCCACGTAGGTGCCCAGCGTCTTGGTGTAGCCCCGGCACACCAACACCTGCTTGGCAAACTCGGTCTCGGGGGACTCCATCTCCTCGGCCTCCACAAAGTCGAGGAGCACCTGCTCGGCGGTGCCCTTCAGATGGACACCGTGGGCAATCAGCCAATTCTTGACCTGCTGGGGCGAAGCCGAGTTGACCTTCTGGCCGGCTATCCCGTTGAGCTTGGCTTGTTCCTCGGCCTTCTCGATAGTGAGGATGCCGGACAGCTCCTCCATGTAGGGGATGTCCATGCGGACGCCACGGCGTTCGACTCCCATGAACATGTTGCTGAGCTTCAGCAGCAGCTCGTGGACGCGGGTGGCGTCAGGGTCATCGGCAAGGTAGGCCTCCATGAGGACATCCCAGTGCCAGGTGGCGTAGACATCGAAGGCGTTGTAGCGGTAGAGCAGATCGCGTGGGATGCGCTCGTACCCGGAGCCCTTGCCGTTCTTGCGGGGGTAGTGCCGGGCATCGTGCCAGCTGCCGTCCGGGAACTTCTCGTAGCTGTCGTAGGTCTTGCTGGGCAGGTACTCCTCCAGGCCTGCGTCCCAGTCCTCGAAGCCGAAATACTTCTTGGCGGTGTTCTTCAGGTCATGCTGGCCGGCTGCCGGGAACAGCGCGTAGTGGGCCAGCTGGGTGTCCCTGATGAACCGGACATTGGTGCCGGGGAAGTAGGAGAGGTCGAACTTGCCGTTGACGGCGATGATGCCGTTGCGCTCCATGAACATGCACATCGCGGCGTACCAGAAGGAGGACTGGCAGACCTCCTCGGTGAAGACGTAGTTCATCCCGCCCGCACAGAAGGCGAATGAGATGATCCGGCGAGGGTGGTGCTCGTCCTCCGCGATGACGCCGGAGGTCTCGATGTCGATGACAACCTTGGGCTGGTCCACGGTTTCGGTCAGGAACTCGATGGCCGCGCTGACATCATCAATCACGGTGTACTCGAACTCGGGCAGCTCGGGCGGATTGACCAGCAGGCGGAAGGCGGTGCCCAGCCGGGTGAGGATGTCCGGCTTGGTCATGGTCTGGGCCACTGACGGGGCAGGGACCACGCGCTCGTCCCCCACCCGCTTGTAGGTGCCCATCGCAAAGACCGTGGCGTTGGGAGGCAGGTCGAGTCCGTTGGTGATCTGCGCGAACTCCAGGTCAACGTCGGGGATGGTGCTCTCCTTGACGTTGGACATGATTTCCAGGCAGGAGGGCGTCACCGCATCGGCGGACGCAAGGTAGACCCTCATTCAGACACCTGCGGTGTGAGGGTGTCCAGGTGCTCGCGGACAAAGGTGGCGGCTTCCTCGTGGGTAGCGAAGCGGTATCCGTGGATACTGGATGATTGTGCGGCAATCATCCAAGGCTTTGCCGAGCGGGAACGCCGCTGGAAATTTCCGTAGTAGTCGGCGTTGTAGATGCCAACGCGCTTCATGTTGTTCCCGAACCAGTCCCCTGCCGCGATGCGGCACTCATGCTTGCTCATGCCATCGCCGCCGAGTCAGCCACGACAGTCAGGGCCGCGTCGATCTGATCGTGCAGGCCCTCGATGTCCAGCCCGTTGTGGAGCCACAGGCGCTCCCCCATGTTGCCGGCGTGCTGCTCGGAGGCATGGCCGTTGACAGGCTCGTAGCCGGGACGGGTGACGTTCCAGAGGCCGAGAGGGTTGATGGTCGAGATAACAAAGGCCTCGTTGGGGAAGCGGCAATCATCGAAGACGTACTTGCCGTTGTCGGTGATCTGGGCGAGGGCTGCCTTGACCCAGAAGTCCTCATCCACGGCCCGGATGCAGTCGGTGCCGAGCACCTGGAGGAGGCGGCGGTACTCGGTGCCGTAGCCGCTGTCCTTGATCCGCTGTTCATCACCACCATAGGTATCCCAGATGCTGCTGAGGCGGTTGCTATACGGCGTCTCATCGTGCTTGATCCAAGGATCGAGCGTCCGCAGCATCTTCTTCAGCGGGGCCGCGAAGGAGAGTCTGGTGAAACCGTGCTCCTTCACGAGGTATTCCGCGACGGTGCTCTTGCCTGCTCCGGCGAAGCCGGTGAGTCCGATAACTTGCATGGTGGTTGCTCCTAGTGGTTGGTGTTTGCGGCTTTGAGGTAGAGGCTGGTCTGTGATGCCCCGGTGAGGCGGGCGATGGTGGAGATGTTGGTTCCGGTCTCTGCCGCCTGCTGGACAAAGGACCGTGGTATGTGTGTGTTTATGATGACGAGCTTACGAAGGTACACAAGAGAGGTCAATACCTCGGGCTCGAATTTTCCGCCCTCGGCGTTCTTCTTCATGTGGCGGGCCACGGTGGGAACGTTCAACCGGCAGATTTTGGCCAGCTGGTTCAGGCTGAACATCTCGTGCCGGTGCAGCTCGTGTGCCAGTCGCAGCCGCTCCTTGCGGTCAGCCAGGGCCGAGAGGCGCCAGCAGTCCCGGGCCTTCATCAGGCCGAGGAGCTTGCTGTCCTTGATGTCCGTGAGGTCAGCGGTGAAGATGGCATCGACTTCTTCGATCTGGGCGCTCATGCTGCCATCTCCTCGTCTTCAACGTCGCTCAACAGGGTGATCCAGCGGACCTTCTTCTCGTCCGGGTACACGTCGATGATGCCGGCGTCTGTGAGCGCCTGGATGATCTTCAGGAACTCATCAGCCCGCATGTCCTTGTGGAAGTGCCGGTAGACAATTTCCCACTTGACCGTGCCGCCCTTCAGCAGAATGAACTCCTCGACCTCCTTCTGGCTTCTGGCCCAGCCGCTCTCGCTGATGCCGTTGGCCATGTTGACCATGTGGCCGAACCATGAGCTGGCGTAGTTGATGGCCGTGACCATGTGGGGCAGCTGCACCTCGTCGCAGCAGTCGAGCATGGCCAGCAGCGTGGCTGCCTTCAGGATCGACTTGGTGAGGCGGTCAGACGCGGCCTCAATGATGACGTGGCGCTGGTGGCCCTCGGCTGCGTCGAGCACGTCAGTGATGAACTTGTTCAGGCGCTTCCAGGCATCCGAGGCACACGGAACTGCGACGGTGGGTGCGTCCGGGGAGGGGGTGAAGTCTTCCCAGTGCTGGCGGGAGTTCTCGATCCGGGTGACCATCGCGGTGAACACCTTGTCGCCCTGCTTGACTGCCTTGATGTCCTCCTGCTCCAGCCAGTCCGAGGCCACCGAGCGCGGCGGGGCACTGGCCTCGATGTAGATGAAGCGGGTCAGGAAGCCGGAGCGGAAGTCCTCTTGCGTCAAGTAATCGCAGACCTGGGACCGGATGCCCATGACGAACAGGGTCAGGGCCACGTCCACGGAGGCCTTGCGGTTGTTGTCGCCCGTGGCGCGGAGCTTGCCGGAGACGTGGCCGTCGTAGAGCTCGGTCATCTTGCCCTTGGCGCCGGCCATGTACGCCTTCTTGTCCATTTCCTGAATCCAGCCCTGCGCCTCATCGCGGTGCAGCAGCGCGGAGCGGTTGGGGTTCTTCAGCAGCTCGTTGTCGAGCGCTTCCGGGGTGAAATCGCTGCCCAAGTCGTAGTTGTAGACGATGCCGTCGTCATCGTCCGGGTTCGGCAGGACGGCCAGCGCCCGGATGAAGGACATGCCGAGCGCCCGGGTGGTGGACTTCCTGGAGCGGGTGGTCTCGCCCAGCACCATGAACCACAAATTCAGGGGCAGCTTGCCGAATTTCGGGACGGCGTGGCCGAAATCGGAGAACACGGTGGAGAGGATCATGAACGCGCTGGCGACGTGGTATTCCGGGGCCGCGTCCGTCTTCGAGCTGGCCCAGGCCACGTAGTCGCTGATGAAGGTGGAGGGGATGCTGGCCTTCTCGGCTGCTGTCAGGAAGTCCACTGACTTGTCCTTGACGCTGGGCTCGATGGTGGCCACCACCGCGTACTCCTCGGGCTCCTCCTCGTTCTCCATGCCGGCCTTGGCCCGCGCCCGCAGGATGTCGGCCCAGAGCAGTTCCTCGGAGTTGTTCTTCCCGTCAGCGGCGAACTTGTTGAAGGGGTGGGAGAGGCAGATGACATACGTGGCCTCGTCCGTGGCGCCGGCCCGGAAAAGTTCGTTCTCCAGGAGGAACAGCGCGTCACTGCGGTCCACGTTGCCCACGGTGGTCTTGGCAAGCATCTGCATCAGGGCCGGCGAGTGCTTCAGGGACTTCAGGGCCTCGCCCATCTTGGGCAGGGAGCCCATCTCCTTGAACTGATCGACGGCCACAGCCACCGGAGGGTAGGCCGCAGCAAACTCAGCGTAGGTGTAGGTCTCTCCGGTCAGCTCGTAGGTGACCTCGAAGGGCTTGGCGCCCGGGATGTACTTCTTGTGCCCCGGGGTGGAGTAGCCGGTGTTGGTGGTGCCAGGCACACGGACCAGCTTGTTGATGGCCCAGCCCTGATCGAGTCCGGTGCTGGCCTTGTCGTGGGTGGCCGAGACGCTGTGAGCCAGTGGCTCCAGCAGCGCGGGGTCCGTGCAGTCCTCGATGTACCAGTGGAGGTGCGTGTGCCCCTCGGAGGTGTGGACGATGGCCGAGGGCGGCAGCAGCGCGTCCTCGATGTTGAAGGTGTCGGCGTCTGCCTGGACACAGCGGGTGGCCCGAGCCGAACGCTTGCGGGCGTTGGGCGCCTTGAACAGGGTGTCGGAGGTGTAAACGTCCCGCTTCGCCTGATTGGCGAGGTGGTCAAGCAGCTGCTCGCGCTGCTCGGGCCACTCGAAGAACCTCTGGAATCGAGGATCGCCCTGCTCGTCCGTGGTGGCCGCTACCGCGATGCCCTTGATGCCGTCCCAGAGGAAGTCGAGGAAGTCTCCTTGGCTCATGCTTTGCTCCCCAGCGTTTTGTTACACATTCCTACCGGCTCCTTCGATGAAAAACCCGGGGGTTTGGCCCGGGTTTTCGGTGGTTCTAGTGCCCGTGACCCCACCTCGAAGGGGTTGTGTGCTGTCACAGCACGGGCGGTAAAGCTAGAGCTTGATGAGCGTCTTCTTGGCGCCGGTAGCCTTGGGGGCTACCCCGGCCTTGGCTCCGGTGGCTGCCTTGGCAGCGGTTCCGGTGACCTTGGCGGTGGCCGCAGCCGATTCGGCTACGGATTCCAGCGAGCGGAAGCCGCGCACCTGCTCGCGGTACTCGACCGGGTTCTTGTCAACCCACTTGTCGCCCACCTTCTCCTGCTTCTTGGCCCACTTGACGGTGACCTGCAGTTCCTCGCCCACCCACTCGTCGGTGTCGAAGCCGTCGTTCAGCTCCTCCAGGCTGGTGCCGAGCGCCTTGCCGATGGCCACGAGGTCGAACGGCGGGAGTTCCTTGCCGGTCTCCTTGCTCTTGCCACCGAACGTGTTGATGTCTGCGAACAGGCGACGGTTGCCCTGGTTGGTGCCGTTGCTGTCCACCTCGCCGTCAGCGATGCGGAACTGGAACTTCAGGCGGGCCTTGCCGGCGTTGGGGCTGCCCGGCTTCACCACGTCATCGGTGATGGAGAAGATGTTGACCTTGTAGTCGCCCGGGAGAACCGGATCGAAAGCGCGGCCTGCGGAGTCGAAATCGGCCTGATCGACATTCAGAGTGAGACGTGCCATTTTGCTTACATCCTTCTTGGTGGGTGTGTGTGTTCTTTGATTGAAAAACAGAGAAAACTAGGAAGCGATAGGCAAAAGCTTATCACTCGGGTGCGTCGGCCTCCTCAACAACATCGGCCTCAGCCGTCAGATCGTTGTAGAGGTCCGTCATGGTGGGGTTGATGTACTGAGCCTGCAGCTTGCCGGAGCGGTCGCTGGCGTCGTACTTGCCATCGGGATGGACCTGGAGGACACGCATGGTCTCCTTGGTGGCCTTGTCCTGTGCGACACCGAGGTAGCAAACGATGTCGATGGGCTTCATGGCCTCCTGCAGGGACTTCTTGCCCAGCAGGTACGGGGAGTACATGAGCTTGCCGGTCTCCTGATCCTGCACCTTCTCGACGTGAGACGTGAAGATCACGTTGACCCACGGGGAGCGGTGCAGCATCTTGACGATGGTGATGGTGTTGTCCGCCAGCGTGCCCCAGTCCTGGATACGCATTTCGTTGGCCCCACCATCGGTGATGTGTGCCTTGTTGAACTCCTGGAGCTCGGGCAGGGTGTCGATGGCGACGGTCTTGAACTCGGTCTCGTTGTCCGCGATGGCCTGGATGAGGGGAGCCGCTGTGGCCCAGTCTTCGAGGTTCACCACGCGGAGCATGGGGTTGTCCGGGAAGTCCCGGGAGAGGACCGAGCTGCCGTCTTCCGTGGCCAGCACGAGGATGGGAGCCCAGGCCGGGACGTTGGCGCAGTCACCGAGCAGCGAGGTCTTGCCGGCGCCCTTGGGGCCATACATCACCATGCTGAACTTGCTCGACATCTTGCGCGGCGGCTCGATGCTGACGACGACTCCGGGGATGGTGGTGAGGTCGAACAGCGGTGTCTTGGGCACCACTGCCTTGCTCTTGGCCGGCGCCTTGCTCTTGGTGGGCTTGGCCGGGGCCTCGGATGCTTCGGCCTCAGCCACGAGGGCTGCCATTGCTGCGGCGGCTTCTTCCTCAGTGAGTTCTTTTTCTTCGACTGCGGTGCTCATGTGGTGCTCCTTGTTTAGGTGGTTGCTTGGAGGTAGGTGGTGAGGTTGCCACGGCCTGGGCCGCGAGGTCCGCAGGTGTAGCAGTCAGGATCGCTGGGCAGATCATCCAGCTCGCCGTCCTTGACGTACTCCCAGATGATCCCGACGTTGGCGATAGCCGCTTGGTAGAGCTCGGGGTTGACTGGCTCCTCCCAAAATATCACGTCGCTTACTGCATTGGTATGCCTGGGAAGAAAAATAATTACACAGCTATCAATCTGGTAGCCGGCCTGAATCCAGCCCTGTGCGTAAATCTGCTGCTGGACCCGGTACTGCATGCTGGGCTTGTGCGCGTGGGTGACTTCCTTGCCCTGCTTCAGAGCGCTCTGGCCCTTGCGAATGGCCATCTGCACCTTGCTGTAGCTCCAGTCGCCGGGGAACTTATAGTCGAAGGTCCGGCACCAGTCCGGCACCATCAGGTCGCAGTTGCCACTGATCTTGCCGTAGCCCTCGACCTCGAAGATGTCCTTCAGCTTGGTCTCGCGGAAGGTCTCGATGTCATAGCCGGCCCCGTAGACCAGATCGAGCTTGTGCTCCAGGTAGTAGTGGCACATCGTCCCGATGTGTGCCGCGTAGCCGAACGGGTCCGGGTCACGGTCAGGGAGGTCCGGGACGATCTTGGCTGCCATCGTGTAGCCGACGCAGTAGGGGCAGCTGCCTACCTCCGAGGGGCCGAGCTTGGCCTGGAGCGAGCGGCTGGACGGCTTGGTGAAGCCCTTCAGCCACATCTGCTTGACCTCAGCCAGCGGCGGGACCTCGATGCGCTCCAGGGTGGTGGTCACGCTGCCTCCTCCAGGGGGGTGAATGGGTAGATGGTGGCCATTGGCCGGTTGCGCCTGCGGATTGACTCGCGCTCTGCCGGCGTCATGCCGCCCATGATGGCCCACTTGTCTCCGGTGTGGAGCGCGAACTCCAAGCACTGGGAGATGAGCGGGCAGCGCCGGCACACCTGCTTGGCCAGGGCCTCGTGGAGTTCCCCGTCTCCCCCTACCGTGTACTTGGGGAAGAACAGCTCGGGCTCGACGCTCGCGCAGGCTGCCTGCTTCTCGACAACGGGCGCCATGAAGGTCTTGCTCACGTCCTTCATGACTGCGGTGCCGCGTGGTCGAGCAGGACTTCATTGTTGGTGAACCGGAACATGGCCGAGAGGTGCAGCTGCTCGTACTTGGAGCCCTTGAAGATGGACACCAAACTCCAGTAGTTATCAGCAGTCCACCGGCTGGGGGTGATGGTTTCCAGCACCTCCTTGGTGTTGGGGTGGGCCTCCCAGATGCCGGCTGCCTCGTTCTGAGCCTCGACACTGACCCTGGCAATCTCGAACTCGAAGTCCTCCTTCAGGCACTCGTAGGCCTCGAACTCGCCCTTGGTCATCCGGGCAATTGCCCCCCGGCCTTCGGGCTGGCCGAGTGCGACTGCCTTGAAGATGGGCCATGCGGTCTGTTTGGTGATGCTCATTGTTCCCCCCTGGGAAGGTAGCGATTGGTTAGACGGTGGCGAGTTCGGTCACTGCGGCGTCGAGATGGAGATGTGCGATCTTGTCCCTGACCAGCTCGGCCACCAAGTCGATGTCTGCCTTGCTGTGCTGGCGGGACGCGCTGAGGAACATCAACGGCTCCTTGCGAGTCCAGTGCCCGTACACGGTGACGAAGCCTTCCGTGTACGGCCTGTCCGGGTTGGCGAAGACCATCTCGATGGAGAATCTGATCTGGGGTTCGAGGGTCTTGACCTCAGCGAACAGTGGGGCCAGCTGGTTGTGGGCGTAGCGGGCGAGCCAGAAAATATCGTGGTCAGTCGGGGTGGTCATGGCCCTAGGCCTGCTCGGAGTCGAGGGACAGCTTCAGGGTGAAGCCGGTGGTCTCCTGCATGCGCTCGTAGTCAGCGGGCGAGACGTTCTTCTTGACGGCGGCGGTGTCCAGGACCGTCTTCTCGCACTCCTTCTGGAGCTTCTTGGTCATCAGGCCCCGGGCCAGCGTCTCGCTGAAGCGGCGGGTGGGGTAGATGACCGTGCGGACGATGCCGACTTCCTTGTTGTCGGCGTGCAGCCTGCCGGCTGCTTCGAGCGCCTTGCGGAACGCCTCGGTGGCTGACTTGGCTTCGAGGGTGGCTGCCTTCTCGCGCTTCTGGGCCGCGAGTGCGGCCTCGGCCAGCAGCTCCAGCTCGGTGTCACCGGACGGGGTGTTGATGTCATCAATGGTTTCGAGGACTCGGACTGCGGTGGCGAGGGACAGCTTGCTCATGGTGTGCTCCTTGATTGCTTGGTCTGTGTTTATTTGAACTGCTTACAAGATGAACTTACAGGCCCCCGAATACGAGTGTCAATAGATTTTCGTTGCGACTTTCCTGAGTTCTGCTGTGTACGCTGCCTCGGCCACTCGGCAGGCTAAGTCCAGAGGCTCACCCTTGACCCGGTGCCGGCGAGCTGCAGCGTTGGTGCCACAGGGCTGAAGCTTCCGAGGGGCAATGCCCCCGCGTTTCCTCTCGCGCCGCCAGTGGTTCATCGAGTTCCTGCAGCGCTGGCAGACCTTGGTCTTCTCCCGCAAGTGGCGGTTGTACCCTGATGCCCCGTACTTGCCGTTGCAGCCCAGGGGACGCCTGCGCGGGTTGTGGCTGTAGTCCCAGGCCTTGTGCGGCGCCTGTGCTGCTGCCACTACGCGGCGTCGGCCATGTCACGCTGGGGCTTGAAGCTGCCGTCCAGCTGGGCCGCATCGGCGTCAAGCTTGCCCTTCTGCACCAGCTCCACGGTGTCCTTGGCCATGAAGATGAACCGCTGCACGGTCTTGGTCTGCCCGTCCCGGGGGATGCGCCCATTGGCCTGCTCGTTCAGGACGCGATTGTCGTCCAGCGAAATCCAGAACTCCGTCCAGCACACGAGCTGGAGTCCGTCAGTCCCGGTCCCGATGGAGGGGATGGTGGAGACCAGCACGTCGAAGTCCTTGCCAAACCCGTCCATCCGGTAGGCCCGCTCCTCGTTGGTCATCCCGCCGACAAAGTGCTCGGCCCGGAACTTCTTGGCCTTCAGCCGGGCGGTCAGCATGAGAGCGAACTTCCTGGAGTGGGTGAACATGATGACCGGGTAGGGTCCAGCTGCGTACAAATCGTTGAGCTGGTCAATGATGGCGTCAGCCTTGGTGCTCTTGGCGTCGTCCTTGAAATAGACCTCCTCGACCAGCGCGTAGAGCCCGTTCTCCCGCAGCTCAGTCTCGCGGGTCAGCCACTTGTCATCCAGCACCTCGGCCTCGGGAATCTTCTTCCACACGTCCCGGATGCTGGGGACAGCGAGGCAGATTTCCCGCAGGCGCATGCGCTGGACCCCGCCGCCCTCCGCGATGAGGGGGTTCTCCTCCAGCCATACGATGGCCTCCTCCTCGAAGCGGTCATAGATTTTCCGCTGGTAGGCGGTCAGCTCCACCTCGATCAGGTGGACAATCGGCTCCTCCTGGTACGGGCTCGGGAAGTAGGACTTGCTCGGGACACTGGCCCAGACAGAGCCCTGCGTGCGCTCCCCTGTGATCTTCTTGCCGGCGTACTGGTCCAGCTCGGTGGTCAGGTGCCGGCTGACCCAGTTCCAGAAGCCCTGATTGCGTCCCACAACCTCGTCGTCGCCCCACCAGAGCCAGCGCAGCGTGGCCCAGGCACCCTCGATCCGGTTGCCCCAAGGGGTGGCGGACAGGGCCAGCGCGTAGCCCGCGTGGCGGGTGGTCTTGACCGCGTTGTGTGTGCTGGAGTTGCGGTTCTGCTGCCGGTGGACCTCATCGCAGATGACGAATCCGAGAGGCATGGCGCTCCAGTCGTACATCCTGAACCGTTCCCAGCTCATTAGGTAGACACCGGACTTGCGCCCGGCCAACCTCTCGAAGGCCAGCTTGCCAGCCTTGGTGCCGTCGATGACGAGTGGGCTCACCTTGCCCCGGGACTGCCGCTCGAAGGTCTTGCGCCAGCCAGCGAAGGTGTTGATGGGTGCGATGACGAGCGTGATCTTGACCTTGGACCGGAGCACTGCCTCGACACCGATCAGGGTCTTGCCGGCGCCAGTTGCAGCTCGGCAAAGATGCCGCTTGGACTCCAGGATTTCAACGATGGCCTCCTCCTGCTCCGGCCTCGGAATCATCGGGGGTTTGATGCCTGTCATGAGAGCCCCGCCGCGTGCAGAGTTTCGAGCTTCAACAGCTCCTTCTCCTCACGCTCCAGCTGGGCCTTGGCTAGTGCCAAAGCGTTCTCGGCACCTCGCAGTGCTCGCCTGTAGCTGCTGATCTGTTCCTCGTGCTGTCGGCACCTTGCGACGTAAGCTAACTTCTCGGGAGTCACGGCTTGCCTGCTTTCATGATCTTGTAGCCCAGCTGGGCTCCTTCCTTGGGAGTCCAGCCCTGTCCCGGGAAGTGCCGGCGCAGGGTCTTGGCCCCGATGCCGTGGGTGCGGGTGATTTCGATGAACGGCCAACCCTCGTCCAAGCACTTCTTGGCCAGCGCCAGCCGTTCAGGGGCGATGCGACGTGCAGCGACGCTACCTGCGGGGTTGCTCACGCTGCCTTCCTCTTGTCGTACCAAGCCCAGAACTCGAAGATAGGCGCGATGTGCTCGTTGTGATGCTGAACCTTGCGCTCAATCTCGGCGTCAAAGGCGATCCTGAACTCACTCCGGGTATCCGGCTCGACCTTGACGGGGTGGTGGACCTGGATGTTGCCGCACCACTCGATGCGCGTCTGCTCGCTCATGGCCACAGGTGCGGGGCTCGGGACGGCGTGAGGATCGCGCGGGCGCCGAGGACAATGCCCTTGATGGACTCCCAGGCGCCGCGCTCACGGATGAAGGTGATGTGGGGCTCGGGCGCGGGCTGGGGGAACAGGAAGGATGCCCGGTGGATGCCGGGGTACTCCGCTGCTACGGCGTCGAATACTGGGTTCTTGCTCATGCGGTTGCTGCCTCTCGTGCTTTGCGGGCGATCTTGTTGGCGCGGTTCTTCAGGCGCTTGGCCTGCCGCATGTCCTTGTCGGCGGCGGTCAGCTTGTCCTGCAGCTGGGGGAAGCGGTAACTCGGGAAGCCAGTGAGTGACTTCAGGTAGGCCAGCTCCTTCTCGGTGACCTCGATGGTGGCCGTGGGGTTCCCGGCGCTCATGCGGGCACCACCTTGGCGAGTACCCAATCCTCGATCTGGCGCTCACTGTGGTTGTCAGCACCGCTGATCTTCATACCGAGGGACTTCCACATCACCTGCGGGGAGGCGTATGAGTAGCTAGTTCCGCGCTGGCGGGTGAGGACTACGCCCTCGGGGAACTCGATGCCTCGCACCTTCTTGGCGATGATGAGGGTGCCGTACTCGTCGGGGAACACCGGCTTGGGCCGGTCGATCAGATAGAATGCGTCGGCACCACTGGAGTCCAGATTCTCCGGGTCCTCCACCGTGTACTCGTAGTAACTACGGGCACTGCCGTCTTCGGTGCTCCACTGCGAGAGGATGGTGTCTCCGGCCTGAATGTCGGCCAGGTCGATCTGCGGGTAGTCGATTTTCATGCCGTCACGCCCAGATCAAGGCAGAGCTGGGTGGTCAAGCCACGAACGCAGTAGTCGATGCTGTGCTCGGCCTTGGCCTTCATGGCAACCCGGTTGTCCTCGGTGTTGGGCATGTCGTACCAGAAATCCAGGTCGCAGTCCTCCAGCTGCTCGCGGCGGTCGAAGGCGTTGGCGAGGGTGTGGAAGGCGAGGGGAACATCGGTGCCGAGCGCGTAGGCCAGCCAGTGCTTGGCTGCCTCGGTGCCTTCGAGGGACTGGGCGCCGGCATAGCGGACGGCGAGGGCGATGCGCTCTTTGGTCAGGGAGCCGATCAGCTCGTCTTGGGGGGTCATGCTGTGGACCCGGGCCGACAGTGTTGCGATGCTCATGGCTACTTCCCTTCCAGTGCGGCGGCTACCTTGGCCGCGTCGATCTGGAGTTCCCACAGGCCGTCCGCGCGCTCTACCCAGTCGCCTGCATTGAAGCTCCGGCCCTCGCCATCTTCGACCTCAATGAACCGAGGAGATACATGGGAAGGGGGGCCGTCGAACAGGATGGTGAGTTTCTTGGTCATTGAGTGCTCCTCGTTGTGTGTGTGCTCTTGTGTGGATAAACACGAGTCTACACACCTCTTTACGAGTGTCAATACATTTTCAAAAACAAAGGGCCGAGCACCTTTCGGTACTCGGCCCTTCCTGCCGCGCCTGCGGCTACGCTGCCATGAGCGGCCTCAGCGTAGGATGTAACACCACCCTCGCCTGCGCCGGCAGCTCGATATGCTGCAGCTCTACGTCCTGGACGAAATGCCCGGCCCCGTAGGACGGCACCCTCTCCGATTCCTGGAGAACGAGGTAGCCGTCCCCCAAGTCTTCGAGGATCACGCCCTCGTCATCACTGACCCATGCGCCACTGGCACACGGGGAGACCCACACTGATTGACCGACGATGAATCGTCCCATGATTTCCCCAAGCTATCTACTGCGGGAGACGATCACCTTCAGGGTGACACCGAGAGCTGCTGCATAACGCTCGATGGTCGAGAGGCGGAAGTCTCGGTTGTGATATTCGATGTTTTGCACGAGGGTATACGAGCATCCCATTCGCTGAGCAATGCACTTCTGGGTGAGACCCTGGCGCTCTCGTTCTGCCTTCAAGGCTTCCCCGAGCTGCTGTGTAAGCATCCTATGTCCGTTCTTGGTGATTTCGTATGACTTTTGGAAAAATTATCAATTTGTGACCGAATCTTGCACCTGTGATGCAGGTTACTCCCGGGTACTGCGCAAGAACTGAGAAAACTAGGGCCTTTATGCCCTGTACGGGTTGGAGAACTTGGCCTTCTCCTCGGCCCCGTAGCTGTGCTCCCGCTCGATGGCTGCCTTGCCACCCTCATCCCAGGCTTCGGCCATGAGCGCGATGATGGCGGGCCGGAGGACACCGTTGTGTGTGGCCAGGGCCTCGGTGATTCTGCCAGTCAGTGCATCCTGGCCGCTCACGAGACCGTCTCCAACTGGCTCGGGGTCAGCAGGAAGCCATAGGGCTTGCCCGTGCCGGGGAAGGGGATGCGAACCTCCACTAGGCCCTGGAGGCTGCGGCCTGTGACCGTGCCCTCCAGCCCCAACAGATCGGGGTCATTCGGGTGGGCGTGCGGGGGCTGCTGGCCCTCCACGACGCGGACGCGCTGGCCCTTCTTCATGGCTATTCCCCTGCCTCGATGGCGGTGTCCAGCATCCAGCTGGCCTCGTTGAACGCACTCAGTCCGGCGAGCGTTGTGGCGTCCACTTCATCCCCTTGGGCGTTGGTGACGACCGCACGGGCACGGTCACCGTCCTGCGAGAGGGTGACCGTGTAACCGCCCTTGCTGCGCTTCCAGACGTTCGGGGATGGGTTGCTGAACTCGCTCCGGGCGCTCATGCCGCCACGCTCGTCCCGTGGTGCTGGTCCAGCTGCTGCTCGTCGGGCTCCCAGCTGGCCATGTGGTCGCCGCAATCCACGCAGACACCCTGGTTGTCCACCTCGGCGTGCTCGCATGTCGGCATCGGCTGGTTGCGCCGCAGTTCGGCCTCAGCCTCCTCGGGGTGATCCCCGGCCCAGTCTGCCCAGTCTGTGTACGGTGCCATCACAGATCAGTCCCTTCAACGTCATTGATTGCCGAGGCGATGGCGTCCACTACGTCTTCGCCGTCCAGGTAGTCCTCGCTGTCGCCAG